TGCTGGTTGTGATCCTCCTCCCATAATATTACTCCTTAATTTTAATTGTTGTATTGGTTGTTAATGAAATACGTTTAATATGTTAAATTGTCAATTTTTATGTTCCACCAAATCTTAATCCGATAACAGATGGTATTTTAAATTGATTTGTTGTTTGTTGCGCCATTCCAGTAGCCTGATTTGCAAGTGGCGCGGTTGGTGACACCATAGCTTGAGTTGGTGCAGCAACAGATGAAACTGTAGTTGGAGTTACCGCAGGTGTTGGATTAAGAATTGCATTAGTTGCATTTTGATCAACTTGTCCAATTGGTTGCGCAACTTGCTCAATTGGTTGTGTTGCGTTCTGTGTATCTTGTTGTTTTTTCAATCCATCTTGTTGAGCATTTAAAGCGGTTGGCATATTTTGCAATTGTTTTGTAACACTTGCTTGCCTGTCTTTCATCATTTTATATATCTCTGCTCTATTCGCTTCTGCTTGATTGAATTTATTAGTCGATTTTTTCCTGTTTTTTGCAGCTTCTCGACCCGCTCCAAAAGTCCTTCGCTCAATTGCTGCTCCCAACGGATCAAATACATTTTGACCCCAGATGCTCGTTTGTCCTCCCATAATATTATTCCTTGATTTTAATTGTTAAATTTCTTTCGGGCTTCTTTGCACAAATCAGACCCTGCTTTGAATTGTCTGCAAGAATTTGGTCGATCTGCGTATATTTTACAACATACTTTTTCTCCAACTTTACCATCCAAAGCAATACATCTGGAGTCAGTTGTTTTCATTAGCGGATAGTCTTCCCTTTGCATTTCTTTCGGGATACCACTTGCGTCAGATCGATCTCTTCGTAACACAGGCCATGACCATTTGAAACAACAACAAGCACCGCATTTTTCGCAATCGTATTCATCTTCCATTAACCTATTTTATTAGCAGGTTTTCCAATTCCACCCAGTGCAGATGTTCCAATGGATTGAAATGCATTAGCCCATCCCTGTGATACCTTCTCTTCACCAGATGGAGGAACACTATAATCTCCCATTGTAGAAAATTCTAAGCTACCAGTGCCATCTCCAGCTTCACGTTGCATTGCTGTCCATGCTGAAGCGGAATCAGTTTGTGATTTTGCTGCACGATCATAAGGTGACGATGCGGTTTGCGCGGTTTTTCCAAGTGTATTGCTTAACAAATCCTTTAATTGCTGCTGTTGCTGATCTTGTCTAAATGCCTTAGATTCTGCTGGAGTTGCTTGTATTGCTTTAGGAACTGTTCCAGTAGCATATTGCTGTTCTCCAATTGAATTCATCCCTTGCGGCATTTGTTGTTGATTTGATCCACCCATAATTTTATTTGTTCCAATCCACTGGTTTAAACCCTAAATCTGGTATCACGATGTCTTCGTATGGCGCAAGATGTGAAATGTTAGTGATCTTTGCTTTTAACTTTGGACAATCAACGTGTTGGCCTTGGTGACGATCAACGCAATTTAAGCAAACAGGATAGAAGTCAGCATTAAGTGACTTATCGGGATTGTTCATCCATCCATGTTTGCCTTTTACATATCGAGTTGGATCTGGTTGGACATTGTTTGCCTCTAGATACTCGTAAACATCATCATCATTCCAATCTTTAAGAAGGTAAAGTGAAGTTGGATTTCCATCGACGTGCCTGATATCTTGAGACAATGGAACATGACCTTTGATTAAATCCGTATCCGTAAATTTAGTTCCGATCCAGACTGCTCCCCAAGGAAAATTAAATGTTCCCGTGGGACGCATCAAAAAGTCATCGACACCACACATGAATGGTTCGTTTGCTTTTGGACGCTCAGTTCCCAGTGACAAGACAACGGAATTTTGGCCCCATTGGAAGTAATGAAGAAGATCAAATCGAACCTCACCAGTTTCTACGTCAGGGCCATCTGCCAACGTATGCTTGAATGCTGGATATTCATACATTGCCAATTGCCAATCTTTGATCAATTTGTCAGAATAAGCATATCTTTCACGGAACTTAGGTTGACGAAATTGTACTACTGGCAAGTCAATTCCACACTTGAATTTCAAAAAGTGAAGGAGTACAGTTGAATCCTTTCCACCAGACCAAAAAATGACCGCATTTGGCCATTGTTTGTTCCATCGAACAGCTTTATCTATTGTTTTATTTATTAGGTTTTTCATTAAATTAGAATTGCAGCACCAAGTGCCGCTCCCGCAACTGCACCACCACCAGAAATCCATTGACCAGTTGCTGCATTCTTGCTTTGAGCATTTTGCGCTCTTACTTGGTTGATCATGTTATTGTAATTCTGAGTATCAGCAACATTAGCTGAATGGGCATTTTGAATATTGCCCATAGAACGATTAATTGCATCCTGTGCATTCTGACCTAGACCTTGCGCACCAGATAGCACCCCACGCTGCCATTCCTGCAAGCCTTGTCTGTTTTGGGCTTTTGCTGCCTCTTGACCAGAAATCAACGCAGATGGGTCAATGCCACCCTGCATTTGGTTAGCATCAAGATATTTTTGTCTCAACGCAAAATCCTCAAGCGCAATCTGCCTTCCTTTTTCCGTGGATTGATCGTACATTGCTGCTCGACCCATGCTAGAGGATGGATCAATTCCAGACTGCATCATTTGAGCCAAACCCTTAGTTTTTGCCCAATCGTTCAGCTTCTGTTGCCAGCTTTCGGGAGATGTTAGTTTTTCGATTGTCTCTCCAGCACTAGCTCTCATTCTTGCACTTGCGGGATCAACTGATTCTTCAAATTTCCTTGCGCGATTAGCGTTCTCAATACCTAATTCAAATGCCTGTTGAGATAGTTGAGATCCATCAAATGTTTGCTCAACAGGCTTAACCTGAGTAGCTAAATCCAAGAATTTTGCTTGAGACTCTAAACCTTTATACATACCCCTGTTAGCCTCTGAAGCTAACATCATATTTAGTTCAGGTGTAGGTTTCTGTGCCTCTGGTGTGTATGTAGATCCTCCCATATTATTTAAGTAGTGATAGAGTAAATCTCTCTTCTGAGAGGAGTCAACCCTAATTTTTCCATTATTTCGTTTGTAAAGTTAATTCGTTCATCCTTTAAAGGGACACCAATATAACCCGGTGAGTTTGTTATTTGAGAGTATGTAATCCAATCGCTCATGCATTGAATAACATCTCTAGGACGAGTAAATTTAGGATGAAATGCTGGATAAATAGTTGGCAAAAACACATGATCAGAATAACCAAATAATTCACCATCACGATAATGAGCATACACATTAATATTAGGATGCTCGATTATTTTATGATCAAAATCCTCGGCAAAATCAGCCAATTCCAAGAATTCATTTGTTCCCTTTGGAACGAGTTTGTATTGCATTTTAGGTTTCATATTTATGGGTATGTATTATTTGTTAATCCAACTTGGTAGTATGTTTTGCCACCAGATTGAATTGTTTTTGAGCTTCCATAAGAAGCTAAATTCATTGTTTTAAGAGATGCAGTTGGCAACGATGTATTTATTGGCGTTGTAAAAGCAGATATATTAAGTTCACTTGCAAATCTGTCAATTCTATTTGCTGCTCCAATACTATTTGGAGCAGGAGTTGGATCAATACCTGCATTACTCGCAAACATTACCCCGATAATTTTTATTGTGCCGTTTATATCAGCGGTTACGCATGAACCAGAATCTCCTCCTGCGATTGGAGATGTATTGTTAGAAGTTTGAAAAAAAATTTGATCGTAAAATAGTTCCCCAGTATCAGCAATAACTCCAACTTGGCTTACAAAGATTCTACAACCACCACTTCCCCACCCTTTTGGCCCAGTCGTTTGACCAGTTGAGTATACCCTTCCAAGATTTGCCCCATTTGTTAAAAGTAAATTGTTAATTTCTGCTGTTGTAGCAAACGGCATTGATGCTGGATAAGTTGGCTGATCTATTGGTTGAATCATTCTGTATGAATTATTATCAATGTAATCAGGGTTTGGTATTAATAAACATCCATCAACATAATTTATTGCAGGTTTTGCTAAAATTGGAATGTATCTATTAATTCTATTACAGCAAAAATTATTTCCGGGTGCAACTGTTGCTGTTGGAATGTAATATTGATTATTAACTATCCATTTAACTGGTTCTGCGGTGTTATTTGCTTCTTGCGGAGCTTCGTTTGCTATTTCCCTTTTGTAAACAGAAACATGGCTATTTGTTACTCCAACAATTCTTCCATTTTCATTATCTGTTGCAAAAAAACCTAGTGTTCCAATACTCGCATTAACTGGATTTATTGTCCAACCTGTAGGAAATTCGTAAATCCTAATCCCTCCTCTCATTGGAAAATCGCCTCCTCCCGGTGCAGGATTTTGTAATTGAATTACATTAGGATCGTTTTGGGAATAGCAATATGATGCCATTTTAAATTCTCCTACTTCAATAACATCAGTTTTAATTAATCTGCCTTCAACAATTGCAGATGATGGAAGTATTTGATCTTTAGGTAAATCAGATTTTAATTTTTTTTGAAAAACACCAAAAACAATTCCTATCTCATCAGTTCTTTCTCCATTTATAAATTTATATCCAAGTCCAACACTTTTAACCCCAGCGTGTTGATTTGCTTGAAACAAATCATTAATTTTTTCTTTTATAGAGTCTGTTAAAATCATAATTAATCAAATCTAGCAAATAATACACTTAATGTTTGGCAACCATTTGTTCCAGTAGAGTTTTGTGTTTGAGGATCACATCTCCCATTCAAGTCCGTTCTTGTTTGTTGAAATACTTGTCCACATGGAATTGTAGAAGCATCTGGACTCCACGAAGACCAGTTTGGAGTGGATGTTCCTGTCGCTGTTTGAGTTTGGGATTCACATTTACCATTTAAATCTGATCGGAATTGTTGGAATGAAGTTCCCAAGCAGACTGTAGAAGTAGCTGGACTCCATGCGCTCCAATTAGGAACGGATGTTCCAGTGGCTTGTTGTGTTTGTGGAGAGCATTTACCATTTAAATCTGAGCGAGATTGCTGGAATGAAGATCCTAAACAAACAGTTGATGCATCTGGACTCCACGAAGACCAATCAGGAGCAGATGTTCCAACGGAAGATCTGTTTTCTGATTCTCCAGTGCAAACATTTAATCTGGATTGCTGAAAGGGTATTCCAAGGCAAATTGTAGATGTTGATGGAGTCCATTCTGACCAGCAAGAAGGTGATATTCCAACTGAAATATCTGACTTGTTTATTTCACTTTGATTATAATTAGAGAATTTTTCTGCTTGTGTTTTTAGGATTTTATTACGAGTAGAGTTATTTCCACAGATAGCACATGGCAAACAATTGCTTTGATTATTTGAAAAAGGAATTGAAGAATAAATTGGAACAATGGGATCATCACCAAATGGAGAAATAAACTTATTAGGAAAGTTTGTTATTTCTTTTGTTGATGTAAATATTGAAGGCATATTAACAGGGATTTTGCACTTTATATTCTTGTGCGGCAGCAGTAGCAGATTGAAGCGCAAGTACTCCAGCTTCATCTTGAGCGTGTTCAAAACTTATATATGAAATATAAGTTGCTGAAGCAGTAGCTGAAACTGAGTTTTCTGGATTTTCGTCACAAATTAAAGTAAATGTTTTAAATACTTTTGCGCTATATGAATTATCAGTTGTTGGAATCTGTTCGTATGGATTAGGAAGCAAATCAATAGACAATGTTTCTCCACTTTGTGCAACAACGCACGATTGGGTTTCATCTCCTTGAGGAGTACCCGTGGATTTTTCCATCCAAGGATCCATGAACAAACGGATAACCTCTACACCAAATTCACCGCACCATTCAATTAGCAATGAAAATGCCTTATCGACATCATCCGTCAAACGAGATTCGCAAGTTGAAAGGAGTGAGTTGCGTTGAGCGGACTCTGTGATCAATCTACGATATTGAGTATTGAGAAGTCCAAGATCTCGGATTTGCTCTTCATACGGGGTATTGTCCCATTGGTAGTTGTCAGTGACTGCCAAAAGTCGTTTTTTAAGGATGGAGTTGTAGTTGCCTTTACTGCCCCTGTAAGATATTTGAACGTCAACATTTCCTCCAATCTGGGCGCACTCTATCTCCGCATACTTAAATTGCTTTAAATCCATTTGATCCCCTAAAAGTGGTGTTTCAAATTGCGAGTAAATGCGATTGTATAAAGTTTTAGTTGTCTTATCTGGATTTATTTGTAAATAAGTGTCAACTCGTTCTGGTTGGAATGATTCCCACAGATGATTATATGACCCATCGTTTGTGGCT